GCCGAGCGTGCTGCAGCGCGAGCTGGTCGACGGCGGCCTGCTGGCGGCGCCGACGAACCAGCACACCAGCTCCGGCGCCGAGGGCGCGGAGATCCCGCCCGAGTTCCGCCAGGGCGTATGGCAGATGGTGTTCGAGGACCCGCTGGTCCAGGCCATCAGCATCGAGCCCACCTCGAGCCCGGTCATCCAGCTCAACGCCGACGAGACCACGCCCTGGGGCGCGTCCGGCGTCCAGGCGAACTGGCGCGTGGAGGGCTCGCAGATGAGCCCGACCAAGCTCGACACCGACCCGCGGCAGCTCCGCGTCAACGAGCTGTACGCCTTCGTCCTCGCGACGGAGGAGCTGCTCGAGGACTCGCCGCGCCTCACCGACCGGCTGAACCGGAAGGTGCCCGAGGCCATCCGCTGGAAGATGGTCGAGGCGTTCATGTTCGGCAACGGCGTCGGCAAGCCCCTGGGCTGGGCGGCCGGCAACTACGCCGGCAAGGTCACCGTCTCCCGCGCGGGCGCGACCGCGATCGCCGCGGCGGACGCCTTGAAGCTGGCGGCCCGGCTGAAGACGGAGGGCGGCCCCGATCGGTCGTTCTACGTCGGCCACCCGAGCACCATCCCGCAGCTCGCCGTGATGTCGGTCGGGAACCAGCCCGTGTGGCTGCCCCCGAACGGCCTGCAGTCCGCCCCCGGCGGCACGCTGCTGGGCCGGCCGCTCTACATCAGCGGCCACTGCTCGGTGCTCGGCACCGAGGGCGACCTGCAGCTCGTGAACCCCGCGGGCTACCTCGCGGTGCAGCGCGGGCCGAGCCGCAGCGACAGCTCGATCCACCTGTACTTCGACTATGCCACCACGGCCTTCCGCACGCTCGTCCGCGTCGGCGGCATGCCGCTGCTCAAGACCGCCGTTTCCCCGGCCAAGGGCTCCGAAACCCTCAGCCACGCCGTGATCCTGTCGTAAGGGCACGGGGAAGGAGAAGACCATGCTCGAAACCATCAAGCCCTCCGACCAGGTCGTCGTCGTGGCCCAGGTCTCGCCCAACGCCCAGGGCGCCGGTGCCGCCTCGTCCGGCTGGGTCAAGGCCTCGGACTACTGGCAGTTTCTCGCCGTCGTTCAGGCTGGCGGCCTGGGCACCAGCGCCACGCTCGACGCGAAGCTGGAGCAGGCGACGGACGGCTCCGGCACCGGCGTGAAGGACGTCACCAGCGCCGCGATCACCCAGCTCACCCAGGCGGGCACCGACTCCGACAAGCTGGCGCTGATCAACCTCGACCCCGGGAAGCTCGACGTCGCCAACGACTTCGACTACTTCCGCCTCACCGTCACCGTCGGTACCGCCACCTCCGAGGTCGCGGGCCTGGTCCTCGGCCTGCACGCCCGCTACGGCAACCAGGCCGCGCACATCGCCGCGGTCGACGAGGTCGTCACCCCGTAACCCCTTCGGGCTCCGCGCGTCGATCGAGGCGCGCGGAGCCCCCAGCACCCAAGGAGGTCGGCCGTCGTGCACGCGCAGCTCAGTCTGGTGACTCCGCCCGCCGTCGAGCCCGTCGAGCTCGCGGTGGCGAAGGCCCACCTGCGCGTCGACCACGACACCGAGGACGACGACATCGAGCGCAAGGTGGCGGCGTCGCGGCGGTGGGCGGAGAACTTCCTCGGCCGCAGCCTCATCACCCAGACCTGGCGCCTGCTGCTCGACGCCTTCCCGCTCGACGGCGCGCCGATCGAGCTGCCCCTGCCGCCTCTGCAGAGCGTGACGCACGTGAAGTACCGGGCGACCGACGGCACGCTCACGACCTGGTCGTCGGCCAGCTACGTGGTCGATGCGCCTGCGGGCCCGACCGCGTCCCGCGGCCGGATCTACCCGGCCTACGGCGAGACGTACCCGACGCCCCAGGACCGGCCGTCTGCGGTCGAGATCGAGTTCGTCTGCGGCTACGGTGCCGCGGCCAGCGACATCCCGGCGGAAGTCGCGAGCGGCCTCCTGCTGCGCCTGGGCGACCTCTACGCGGTGCGCGAAGACGCGCCGTTCGGGCCCGACACCAAGGCGGCCCAGCGCCTGCTTTGGCCGAGCCGCTCCCTCGGCTGGGTGGTCTCGTGATCGCCGCCGGCAAGCTCGACCGCCGCGTCGAGATCCTGTCGACGGGCGCCCTCGCCCAGGCGAACGCGTTCCAGGCCGACGCGTTCCAGCCTCACTCGTCGACCCAGTCGGCGTCGGGGGCGATCAGCACGACCTGGCAGGCCGTGGCGACGGTCTGGGCGGAGTGCCTGCCCGGGCCCGGCCGCGAGGGGTTCGGGCCTGACCAGCGCGCCGCCTACAACGCCACGCGGTTTCGCATCCGCTACCGGGAGAACGTCACGCCCCTGAACCGCCTGCGCTGCGGGGGGCGCGAATACGACATCCACGGCGTGCAGGAGATCGGCCGTCGCGAAGGCCTCGAAATGCTCGCCGAAGCGAGGACGGAGTAACCCATGCTGGTCCGCATCACCAAGGGGCCCGACACGGGCCAGGTCCGCGACATGTGCACGCGCCAGGCCGAGCAGGCCGTGCGCGAGAACTGGGTGGTGTACCTCGTCCCGCCGCCGCCGCCCGCGCCGCCGCCGCCGCCCGCGCCCAAGGCCGTCGTCGCCCTGGAGCCGGTGGCCCTCGAGGCCGAGGTCGTCGGCATCGCGGGCCAGGAGGCCGGCCCCGAGCCGCAGGCCGAGGCGCAGCCCAAGGCGAAGCGCCGCTGATGTCCACCCGCGCGGTCCGGTGGGAGGGGAAGGAGCGCCTGATGCGCTCGCTCGCCCGCATCCCTCAGGAACTGCGCAAGGACAAGCTCGAGGCGGCCCTCGTCGAAGCCGCGGAACCGCTCCGTGATGCGATGGCCGCGCTCGCGCCCAGGTCGGCCGGGCCCGGCCACGGCTACCGCACGAACCGCCACATCGCCGACTCGATCACGATCGAGCCCGCCGCGGCGTCCGGCATGGCGAAGGTGCGTGTGGGCCCCGGCGGCGGGGACCCCGGCGAGTTCTTCTACGACACCTTCCTCGAGTTCGGCACCCGCACCCTGAAGGCCAGGCCGTTCATCCGGCCCGCCTACGACCAGGCCCGCGACCAGGTCCTCGCCGCCCTCGAGCGAACCGTGGTCGACGCGGTGGAGGTGGCGGCCCGTGGCTGAGGTCGAGGAGGCCATGCGCGCGCTGCTGCTGGCGGACCCCGCCGTCTCGGCGCTGGTGGCGGCCCGCATCTATCCCGCGCCGCTGCCGCAGGGCCCGACGCTGCCGGCCCTCTGCTACCAGCGAATCTCGGCGACCCGGACGCGGAGCCAGGAGGGCCCCTCGGGCCGGGCGCGCGCCCGGTTCCAGGTGGACGCCTGGGCCTCGACCTACGACGCCGCCCGCGCCGCCGCTGCTGCGGTGCGCCGCGCGTGCGACGGCTTCCGGGGTGTCGTCTCGGGTGTCGAGCTGCAGGAGGTCCAGCTCGCCACGGACCGCGACCTCTACGAGCCCGACGTGCAGCTCCACCGCGTCTCGGCTGACTACTTCGTGGCGCACGAGGAGGACTGAAAGATGGCTCTCACGACCCGGCTCCAGGTGATCGCGAACGCGCACCTGCAGAGCGCTCTCGACCTGGTGACTGCGGAGGCGAAGCTCGCCAAGCAGTGGGCCGTCGACCTGGCCACGGGCACTGGCGCCGACCAGGCCGACAAGGTGTTCTCGGACCAGCGCACGCTGACCGCCTCCGCGACGGAGGATCTCGACCTGGCGGGCTCGCTGGTCGACGCCCTCGGCGCGACGATCACGTTCGCCCGCATCAAGGCCCTGATCATCCGGGCCGCGTCGGGGAATACCAACAACGTCGTGATCGGCGCCGCGGGCGCGAACCCCTGGACGGGCCCGCTCGGCGGCACGACCCCGACCATCACGCTCCGGCCCGGCGGCCTGGTGTGCTTGATCGCCCCCGACGCCACGGCGTGGGCGGTGACGGCCGGCACCGGTGACCTGCTGAAGGTCGCCAACAGCGCCGGCAGCACCAGCGTCACCTACGACATCGTGATCATCGGGGCCTCGGCGTAGTCCGCGCCCGCAAGAGAAGGAGAGAGAACCCATGGCGAACGCAATCAGCGCTTTCGGCACGCTGCTCAAGCGCGGCGACGGCGGCGGCACCGAGGTCTTCACCACGATCGCGGAGGTCCGCGACATCTCGGGCCCGAGCATCAGCGTCGATACCACGGAGGTCACGCACCAGACGTCCACGAACGGGTGGAAGGAGAAGCTCCCCACCCTGAAGGACGCCGGCGAGGTGAGCTTCGACTGCAACTTCATCCCGACGGAGAACACCCAGGACGCCGGCGCCGGCCTGCTGCTGGACCTGAAGAACAAGACCAAGCGCAACTTCCAGCTCGTGTTCCCGGACACCACGACCTGGTCGTTCTCCGCCTTCGTGACCGGCTTCGCGCCGTCGGCGCCGCTGGGCGACGCGCTCACCGCGAGCGTGACGCTCACCGTCACCGGCGAGCCGACGCTCGCGTAAAGGGAGGCACGTGGCCAACCGATTCCGCGGCGACGTCGACCTCACCGTCGACGGTCGCCTGTACCGGTTCCGCTTCGGCGCGAACGAGCTGTGCGACCTCCAGGACCGCCTGGGCCATGGGTCCATGGAGGAACTCGCGAAGAGCTTCAGCCCCGCCGGCATGGGGCTGAAGCAGCTCCGGGCCGTCATGCACGCGGGGCTGAAGCGCCACCAGCCGGCCTTGACCGAACTCGAGGCCGGCGACCTGATCGACGCGATGGGGGGCTTCGTCCCGGCCCTCGAGCGCGTCTCCGAGGTACTGGCCGCCGCCTTCCCGGAGCCCAAGGGCAGCGGGGAGGGTGGCGACCCAAACGCCGAGGGCGCGGGTGGGAGTGGAACGAACTCCTGAAGGACTGGCTGCGGGCCGGAGGGTCCGCAGCCGACTTCTGGGCCGCCACCCCGCGCGAGATTGCCGTCGTTCTGGAGGCCGCCGGTGAGCAGCAGCTCGAAGCCTACCGCCTCGCGCGCTACGGAGCCTGGTGGGCGGTCGCCTTCGACCGGTCGAAGCGGCTGCCGAAGCTGGAGAAGGTGATGGAGGTGAAGCCCCAGTCCTCAGGGCCGAAGTGGCAGCAGCAGCTCGCCTACGTGCGGATGATCAACGCGGCGCTGGGGGGTACGGACGCGGGCCGAAGACGATCTGCCAGTAGCTCAGGTGGGGGCGCTGGCGCTTGATCTCGTGGATGGCGCGGACGCCCAGGCCTAGCGCGCCCGACACGAAATACAGGAGCCAGGCGACGAAGAGGCTGCCAAAGATGATCAGGACGAAGGCCAGCATCGAGGCAAGGATGCGCCGCGGCCGCGGGGCCGTCAATGTCTGACAAGGAGGTCGCCGGCCTTCACGTCCCGCTCTCCGTCGATCCCGGAGGGGTGTCCAAGGGCACGACTGCCGCCCAGGACGTCATCGAGAAGTTCACCTCGACGTCGGAGCGGGCGTTCTCGAACTGGACCCGCAACGTCGACAAGGCCCTGGCCGGCATCAGGGGCGAGGTGGCCACCGACCGCCTGCGCGTGATCGAGGCGGCCGTCCAGCGCGCGGGGGGTGCCGCAGCCCTCACCGACCCGCAGGTGCAGCGGCTCGGCCAGCAAATCGAGCGGCTCGGCCAACAGACGGGTGCGGTGCCCGCTGGGCTCCAGGCGGTCACGGAGCGCATGCAGAAGCTCCGCGAGGAGGCGTCGCGCGCCAAGGAGGCTGGCTCGCTGGCCTCGTCGCTCAGTGGCCAGGACGCCCGGCGCTCCATGGACGTGATCGCGGCAGCGATCGCGAAGGTGGGCGGCACGAGTGGCGTGGCCGCTGGCCAGATGGAGGGCCTCAAGGCGCGCGTCCGTGACCTGGTTGCCCAGGGCGCCCAGGTGCCCGAGTCCCTGAAGGGCATGGAGAACAGCGTCGGCAGGCTGACGCAGGTCATGGACGCCTTCGGGCGCGGACCCGCCGCCGGCGTCCAGCAGATGTTCACCAGCTTCGCCCCCGCCGCGACCGCGGCCGCGGGGCCGCTGCTCGCGTTGGGAGCGGCCGTGGTCGCCGTGGCGGGCCCCGTGGTGGCGCTGGGGGCGAAGTTCGCATCGACGGGCGGGCAACTTGCCGACCTGTCGGCACGCCTCGCGATCCCGACACAGGCGATCCAAGAGCTGTCCTACGCGGCCGAACAGTCGGGCGTCGACTTCGGGACGGTGACCAGCAGCATCGAGCAGATGCAGCGCCAGCTCGGCGAGGCGCCCGAGAAGTTCCGGGATCTCGGGCTCTCCGCGGCCGAGCTCATGAAGATGCGGCCGGACCAGCAGTTCCAGGCCGTGGCAGAGGCCATCCGGGGGATTCAGAATCCCACGCTCCAGGCCCAGGCGGCGATGGAGGTCTTCGGCCGCAGCGGCGCGCAGATGCTCCCGATCATCCGGGCGGGCGTCGCGGGGCTCGCCGACGAAGCGCACCGCCTCGGGTTCGTCCTGGGCGACGAACAGGTCGCGGCCGCCGACCGTCTCGACGACGCCCTGAACTCGCTCAACAAGGCCTGGGATGGGTTGTTGGTCAACCTCGGCGCCGCCGTCGCCGCGGCGCCCGGGCTCTCGAAGGGCATCCAGGAGATCGCGGAGTACGTCGGTACGCTGTCGCGCGCCGCGCAGGAGCTCAACCTCGGCCAGAGGTTCCTCGACGCGATCCCTGGCCTCGAGTCGCTGGCCGCGGCGTTCCGCCGCGACAAGGAGCTGCTCGAGTTCCTGTACCCGGCACACGTTGGCGGGGCGGCGTTCGGCCAAGTCGGTGGCGCCGCCTATGCGGGGCCGAACGCGAAGAAGCCCCAGTCGGCCGCCGGGGCCAAGGCAGAGACGGAAGCCACCGAGGCAGCGAAGAAGGCGGACGAGGAGCGCAAGAAGAGCGCCGAGCAGGCCGCCAAAGCCATCGAGGCGGCCCGGAAGCGCGAGGCCGAGGCCTTCGCGAAGCTCACCGCCACGATCAAGGGCCAGAACCCGGAGGCCATCAAGCAGATCCAGGACCTCCAGAAGGTGTGGTCCAACCTCTCGCCGGCCGAGCAGGCCAACAGCGAAGTCGTGAAGCGGGTGGCGGAGGCCTACGAGCGCCTCCGCGGGCAGGTGTCCCCGGACGCGCTGCCGGCCGAGTTGGAGGACGTGCGCCGCGCGCTGCAGGCGATCCAGGACGTCCCGGTCACGGAGTTCGACCGGTGGTTCCAGGAGATGGAGCACGCCCAGGCCAGTGCCGCCGAGTTGGCGGCGCCGCTGGGGGGCATCCTGGCTGCGGGCGGTGCGGCGCCCGATCGCGATCGAACCGGAGACGCCCAGGCCGAGGAGGCCCTGCTCAAGAGGCTCGTCGACCTCGGTCGGCAGCGCGGCGAGACCGAGGAGCAGATCCGCCAGAAGCTCGAGCGGCAGGGATACAGCCAGCAGGCCATCAACGGCGCCCTGGTGACGACCAACACGGCCACGGGCACCTGGGCGCAGACGCTCCAGAACATCGCCAACCAGCTCTCCTCGATGGGCTCGGCGGGCGGGGCGATCGGGAAGCTGCTCGGCGGGTTCGCCTCTCTCGGAGCGATGTTCGAGAAGGGCGGGCCGCTGGGCGCCCTGTTCGGCAAGGAAGGCAAGGGCTTCGACCTCGGCGGCATCTTCAAGGGCAAGGACGGGAAGATGGGCTTCTCGTCCATCGCCCAGGGCCTGACGGGCGCTCTCGCGGCCGGCATGGCAGCCTTCGACCTCGGCAAGACCATCATCGGGATGTTCAAGAAGACCGACGCGGAGAAGGCCGCGGAGCAGGTCGGCCGCGACTTCGGCGTGAAAATCTCGAAGGGCCTCGCGGAGCAGATCGGCAAGGACAGCAAGCAGTTGGGCGACAGCGTCGCCGGCGGCCTGAAGAATCTGAAGGCCATCATCGACGAAGCCGGCGGCATCGCGGGCTTCGGATTCGACAAGGCCACGTCCAAGGCCCGCGACCTGTTCTCGATGATCCAGACCGGCAAGCTCTCCGTGAAGGAAGCCGGCGCGAGCTTCGACGCGGTCTTCGGGGACCTGGCCAAGCACCTCGAGCAGACGAAGGGGCTTGCCTCCGCGCAGTTCCTCGAGCTGATGAAGCTCGACGCCCAGTACGGCACCCAGAGCCAGGAGGTCAAGGACTACCTCGGCCGCCGCGTCGACGCCCTCCAGGGCAACATCGACACCCTCCTGACGTCGGGGATCTCGACCCAGGGCGGCGCGACGGCGATCGGCTCCTCGCTGGCGGCGGCCTACAACCAGGCCGTAGCGGGCGGCGCCTCCGGCTTCGACGCCCTCCGCGACCTGCAGCCGCAGATCGACGCTTTCGAAGCTCAGCTCGCAGAACTCGGCCTCTCGGGTGGCGCAGCGTTCGACCAGATCCGCTCGATGGCGGCCCTTGCGGGCGACGAGATCGCGGGCCCGCAGCTCGAGAAGATCCGCGCTGCCACGGGGGCGATGACGGAGCTCCACAACATGGGGCTGCTGAACCAGGAGATGTTCTCCGGCTTCACGGCGGAGATCGGCGCCGCCTACGAGGCCCTGCGCGAGTCGGGCCAGTCCGGCTCCGACGCCATGCGCCTTTTGCAGCCCGACCTCCAGCGCGTGTGGGAGCTGCAGCAGAAGACCGGCTACCAGGTCGACGAGAACACCCAGAAGCTGCTCGACGAAGCGGCCGCCGCAGGCCTGGTCGGCGAGGCCCACATGTCGGCCCAGGAGCGCACGGCGACCGCCATGGATCGCGTCGCCGACATCCTCGAGAAGGTGGCCGAGAAGTGGGGCATCGTCATCGACAAGACCCGCGATTTCGGGTCAACGCTCCAGGACGCGGTCAACGTCAACGCGCCTGGTGGTGGTCGCAGTGGCGGAGGCGGGGGCTGGGTCCCGCCGCCACCGCCGCCGGGCTACGCTACCGGCGGCGCCGCCGACTTCGGCGCGGAGAGCGTGGCGCTGCTCCATGGCCGCGAGGCGGTGATCCCCGCCGACCGCTCGAGCGGTATCGCGCGGGACATCGCCGGCCAGCTCGCCGGGACGATCAACGCGGACACGACGGCCGAGATTCGCGCGCTGCGGGACGACATGCGGGCCCTGATGCGGACGCTCCCGCGCGCCATCGGGGACCACATGCAGTTCGCCGGGGCGAGGAGATAGGGATGAGAGCCATGAAGTGGTGCAGGGCGTTGGCGGTCGGTGTGTTGGCGGCGGCCCCCGGGCTGGCAGCGTCGCCGGAGTTCGGCGCCATCCGCCTGGAGTGCACGACCGCGGTCGTGCATCAGAAGGTGAGCGGCATCGCGGACGGCGTCGACACGAGCGTGGTGCGTCCCTCTGACTGGAACGCCACGCACCACGCCCCGCCCCTCGTCGTGACGTTCCGCTCGGGAGCGCCGCTGGTCTGGGACTCGCAGCCGGCGGGGCTGACGGAGCTCCTGGGTGGGACGGGGTACCGGGCCAGGGTCGACCTGACGCGGGTGTCGACCTGTCGCGTCGTGGTGGACGTGCGGGTCGCCGGCGGAGCGACGCCCGCGAAGCTCCGGGTGCAGTACACGACGGACACCACGGGCTCCAGCGGGTGGGCGTACCTCGATGCGAGCGCGGGCCCGAGCGCTGCGATCAACGCCACAGGGACGATCGCCAGCAGCTACGTGAGCGTCACCGCTGCGGCCAAGGCCGACGTGCTGCTGCGCGTCGTCGGAATCGACGGGTAGGAGGCTCGCATGAATCGGAAGCTCGTCATCCTCGGTCTGCTCGCGGCGCTGCTCGCGGGGAACGTGTCGGCGCAGGCCCCGACCGACGACCAGCGGTTCTTCCGCCTGCGCATGGGCTTGCCGTCGGTCACGACCGGCGAGCTGCTCTTCTACCACGCGAGCCACGCCTACTCGACGACGGTCCGGGCGCACGGCAGCGCGGGCGGGGTGGTGGTCATCACGTTGCCGGCGACGACCGGGACGCTGCTGATTGGCGACCTCGGCGCGACCGACACCGCACTCCTCAGGGCTAACGGCACGGCGAGCGGGACGGCGCAGGGCTCCGCGATCACGGTGACCGACGGCGGCTCGATCGTGCTTCCCGCGACCACGACGAGCGACACGGGGATCTGGTACAGGGGGGGGGTTCGCTGGCTACACAGCTTCTCGCATCCGACTGGCGGCGGCGCGGTTCCGAACGGTCGCAACATCTTCCTCGGTGAAAGCGCGGGCAACTTTACGGTGGGCAGCACGGCAACCGTCGCCGGGGACGGCAGCTACAACATCGGCATCGGCTACGGCTCGCTGCTGAACCTGACTCTCGGTAACAGTAACGTCATGGGCGGCTATGCGGCTGGCGAAAATGTCACGACCGGGTACAGCAACTCCGGCTGGGGGCACAACGCGCTCAGGGCAGTCACCACCTCCTTCTCCAATACGGGTGTCGGCACTGACGCCCTGTATGGGATCGCTACCGGTTCCGGGGCCAATACGGGCGTCGGAGTTCGATCTGGCCGCTATCTCGCCGATGGGGTAACGCTCAACACCACTGGCAGTCAGGGCCTGTTCTTGGGGGCGCTCACCAAGGCGCTCGCTGATGGGAGCACCAACGAGATCGTGATCGGCTATGGTGCCGTTGGCCTCGGCAGCAACACCGCGATCGTCGGCAATTCGTCAATCACGAAGACTCAGGTCAACGGCGGATTGCTCACCAAGACCTTGATCGAGGCCAATACCGCCGGTTCGGGGTCTCCGCATTCCTTGGCCGCCGAAGAGTCCCGCTTGCTGGTCATCAACCAGGGCGTGACGGCCGAGGGTTACCAGTCGCTGCCCGCCGCCGCTGCGGGCCTGCAGTACTGCGTGGCCGTGCAGGACGCGGACGGCATTCGGGTCACCGCCGCTGCGGGCGACACGATCAGGATTCGCGACAAGGTGACGGTGTCCGGCGGGTACATCCGGTCCACCACGATCGGCAGCGTCGCTTGCGTGCGCTCGCTCAACACCACCGAGTGGTTCGGCTTCGAGGTGGGCGGCGTGTGGACCGACGATACGTGGACCTACGACGACACCGGGTTGACCACGCCGTGACGGGCGCACTGCTGATGCTGTTTGGAGTCATCGCGCTCGGCCTGCTGGCCGGCGCCGAGGAGGCCTCACGATGAAGAAGATGTTCGCGCTGCTGCTGTTCCTGCTGGTGGTCATGCCCTCGGCTCCCTCGGAGCAGGCCCAGGCCCAGGAGGCCTACACGATCAACGCGGCCGCCCCGCAGGTGGCCGTGCTCGACGCCGCTCGCGTCGCCCGCAACGTCGACACGTGCGAGCGGAACGGGCTCCCCGCCAACTG